TATAAAGTTTGCCTTGCGGACGAACAAGATTTAGCTGTGTTTAAGCTGACCTGGTCATGAAAACTGCTGATGTTGATCGTATCATTGATAATCTTGGTGAACAGATGGCCCGAGATATTGACACCCAGGTTATGATGTCTGGACTGGGGTGGATGGCATTTGAGTTCAGCGAAGGCACAGTGTACGGACAAAAGTACTTGACTGTACATCCAACCAGTGGTAACAGATGGAATGACATGATGGAGTGGACAGTTACGACATTTGGCCCTACTGCTAAAGATGGCGTATGGACTCCGGATCAGCGTTGGTATGCCAACAATGCCAAGTTCTGGTTCCGGGACAAACAAGATCTAGAATGGTTTATGTTGAGGTGGTCATGACTAAACGTATTAAATTTCATGAGCTTAATAATTTTGACAGACTTCTCAATGAAATCGCCACTAAGTTTGGCACAAGATTAACCACTATTGATACATCACGTCGGATGCAAGCCCGTAGTGAAGCTATTGAATTTTTAAGAAAAAATGGATTTAATGTTGATGATAAATTAGAATGGGTAACATGGGAACGGCCGCAAGACTACACCCTTTCAATGTTAAAGTGGTCGTGAACATTGTAAAACTGCACAACAAACGTGTGGATGAAATGTTGTTGATTGTCAATGATCTCAGGCGTCAAGGTCTACAACAAGGAACAGATTTTGATTTTGCGTATTATCAGCCTAGATGGGACAACATGACAGGAGATGTTCCGGGCTATGTTGAGTTTAGATTTTATGACAACAAGTGGGCAGTGTGGTTTAATTTAAAATGGAGTTGATGATGAAATGGGAACAACAGGAAGTGATACGACTGCTCAAAGGAGTACCAGGCACACAGTATCAAGAAGCAGATGACGCAAACCGGCATGTCATGCGTGACTGGGTCAGGAGTTTGTTGGAAAAACAACCTATCACAGTGACATTTGTCAAGGCAGATGGTACAGATCGCACCATGCGATGCACACTGCATTGGGATTTGATCCCGGAAAAACCCCCAATGGCTGTTATATCACACAGTGCTTCCATTGTGGGACGTGTGGACGGGCTTGTAACAGAATCCACTAAATCCCGAAAGCAACCAAAAGAACCCGATCCTGCTGTGATCAAAGTGTACGATCTGGACGCTGGAGCATGGCGCAGTTTCCGAATGGACCGGCTGAAGAAGATTAGCGCAGAGCTGAGTTTTGAATAAGTAATTGCTTATGGCAAAAGAAGAAACAATCAACATGGAAGGCCGGGTGGAGGAGATTTTACCAGCTGCCATGTTTAGAATTAAATTAGACAGCTTAGATACCACAGTGCTAGGACACTTGAGTGGGCGCATGCGAACCAACAATATCAAAGTGTTACTAGGGGATCGTGTGGAAATTGAATTTACACCTTACGATCTAACTCGTGGACGTATTACACGTAGGAAATAAATGAAAAAAATTGTAGGGTTTGGCGATAGTTTTGTTTTTGGATCTGAACTTGCAAATAACACTGACGGGTCTAAAAGTTGGATTGCTCAGGCAGCAAAAAACTTAGGTTGCAACTATTCAACTGATGCTACGCCCGGATGTGGCAACGATCATATTGCACGGCAAGTATATTCATATTTTGAAAATAACCCAGTTGAAAATACACTGGCAGTGATCAACTGGACCTGGGCATGCCGCTGGGATTTCTACATTGTTGAACACGAAACTTGGATTACGCTAGGCCCAACTTGTGTGCCTGAAAAACTAAAAGATATTGTTGCTCGCACAGAAGCAGAAGACATGATTGAGTTTTATAAACATCGTGTCAACTCTAGTATTTTATGGAATAAATTTAGAAATCTACAAACTATGTTTGCTGTACAATCATATTTAAAAAGCAAAAACATAACCAGTGTACAAACATACATGGATTACGAATTGTTTAGCCAACAATGGCATGCACCTGACTATGTACAGGTACTACAAAATTTAGTTAAGCCCGACTTAGAACTGTTTGAAGGGCAAAACTTTATTGACTGGAGTTATAAGCATGGATTTAAAGTTACGGTGGCCGGGCTACATCCATTGGAGGCTGCGCATGCCGCTGCCTGCACTTTATGGCAAGATAGGTATAAGCAGGCATTAAATGTATAAATATCCTTATGCGTGAACAAATTGATCTAATAGAAGCCAGCACTCGTCCAGCAAAACTGGAAACTACACCACTGCCTTACGGCGAACAAGACCTTGAACCAGTGTTGAGTAAAGAAAGTTTAGAATACCATTATGGGCATTTGGCCAAAGGCTATGCCAAGCGGTATAATGCAGGGGAAGGCAATGCGGATTTTAATCGTGCTGGCAGTTTCCTACACAATAAGTTTTTCCCTCAACTTCGTGCTCCTAAAGGTGCCAATCGTCCAAAGGGTGCAGTACTGGCACTGATAGAAGAACATTTCAAAACTTACGAAGACTTTAAACAAGCAGTGAAAGAAACTGCAATGAAAATCCAAGGATCCGGTTGGGTGTATTTGAGCACCAGTGGTGCTATCAAGATCATTCCTAATCATGCTGTGCGTACAGATATATGCGTACTTATTGATTGGTGGGAACATGTGTGGGCTCTGGACTACCAATGGGACAAAGAAAAATACCTGGACAATATATGGAAAATTATTGACTGGGATGTTTGTAACGAAAGACTATAATGCAATTTCCGATTGTAGATAGCGCAGTCGTACCGCAACATCGTAATTTTCACAACCGAGGAAAAACTATTAATTGGTCAGGAAGTGACAGTTTATCTCGTTTTCAACACAACTGGCAAGATGCCGAAAAAAAAGTAATTCTCACTAATCTTGGATTTTCAGAAACAAACATTAGTTACAAATACAATTGCTATGGATTCCGTGACGAAGAGTTTGATCGTCGGCCAGGCGGCATGGCTTTTGGATGTAGTCTTACTGAAGGAGTTGGGCTGCCAGTTGACGATACTTGGCCCAGAGTATTAAGCAAATTAACCAATACTTGGGTATGGAATTTGGGGGTTGGTGGCTCTAGTTTGGATACTGTTTTTAGATTATTAGATTTTTGGTTGCCGTATTTTACCCCTGAATTTATTGCTATCTGTGTTCCAAGTGCTGGCAGAGTAGAAATATTCAATCACGGAAACCCAGCGACGCTAGTTCCACAAAGTCAAATTGACGATAATATGCTAGAAAACTTTTATAAACTTTGGACATCGTCAGACAATAATATGGGTATTACTAGACGTAAAAACTTATTGGCCATTGAAAAATTGTGCAGTGACCGGAATATTCAATTAGTTGCACTTGACTGTTTAGAACTCATTATAGATGCCAATGCAAGAGATTTGATACATACGGGTGCAATCGGGCATAGAGAATTTGCCAAAAAAATTAAGGAAAAACTATGATATTAGAACCCAGCGCAATAGTAAAACTCAAAGACTTGTTAGCAGAAGAAAACAATCCCAACATCAAACTACGTGTATTTGTTCAGGGCGGCGGCTGCTCTGGAATGAGCTATGGATTTACGCTGGATGAAGAGCAAAACGAAGATGACATGGACTTTGAATATGACTCAGTACAAGTGCTGGTAGACAGCATCAGTTATCAGTACTTGGAAAAAGCCAGTATACGCTACGAAGAAGGCCCAATGGGCAGTAGTTTTGCCATCAACAATCCCGAAGCAGTGTCAACTTGCGGCTGCGGCAGCAGTTTTAGTCCGGGCTAACGCAAAACACCGAGCGTGAGTGATCTGGTAAATACAATACCAGAGGACTCAAATATATGGCTCGTGAAATTATCAATGTAGGTGCGGCTCCGAATGACGGACAAGGCGATCCCATACGCACTGCGTTTACCAAAACAAACAACAATTTTGGAGAACTTTACTCCAGAATTCAAACTGTACCTCCTGTTGCGTTGACAGGCAGCGTGGGCGACGTTGCAGGCATGACTGCGTACGACGCAGAATATTACTATTATTGTTTTGCAAATTACGACGGGTCATCTGACATTTGGAACCAAGTTCCAAATGCCGCCCAGGCCAATATCACTGCTTTGTCAGCAACTGGCAACGTCACAGCCAATTATTACATTGGTGATGGCAGCCAATTAACCAACGTAATAGCCGGGGCTGGCCCGGCTATTGTCAATGGCAATACCAACATTACCCTGGCCAATAACGGCAATGCAAATATCTCAATCAATGGTACATCAAACGTTGTTGTGATTACATCCACGAGTGTTGCTATATCTGGTA